GCACTAGCTTCGCCACCGATTTGTGTGCTGTTACATCAACTATCCCCCAGTAGCACTTGTATCCTAGACGCTGGTGTTTTTAGCCGTCCATCTAAGACCCGCCCAAGAATGAAAAAAGCCCCATTCAACTGGACTGGAGCGTGGAATTTGGATAATTAGTATGGTGTCTAATTTATTCCAGCCCATGTGAATGGAGCCTAAAACTTACCATACTAATCCAAGGATTTCCACGTCCTTGTAAGAGATGGTATCACAACTTTTAAATTATTCCAACTGGGTAAAGAAAGATTTATATGGAACCCCATACTTCTTATGTAATTGTATCTTCCAAAAGTCAGGAATCACCTTCATTTTGTTCCAATGGCATATCCTTTGTTGGCTAATTCCTAGGGCTTTTGCAGAGGCATTTAATGAACCATGCTTCTTAACCAAGTAAATTAGTGGGATATAAAACCTATCGTCAATCCTACGGGTAGTGCTTTTTTCCACATCTTCTCCTATATCTAGTATTAGGGAATATACCACAAAAAATATTTGCACAAGTAATATTTGTAGTGATATAGTTTAATCTCACTAACACACAGGGAGAAGTGACATGGGATATGACAATTGGTTGATGAGTGGTGCTTATGACAATGAAGATGAAGAAATCTACATTGAGAACAGAGTTCCTGAGTTGATGGAAGAAGAGGACTATGACCCTTCAGATGTATCACACATGGCAGAGGCTATCTCTGAGGCTTCAGAGGATGACCAAGCTACCATCCGTGACTACATTGAACAAAAGGATTGGGCTAAGTTGGGATTGAAGTTGTACGTAATGTCGTACGACTACATGGAGAAGTTTGCTGAAGCTGCAGCACAACGTGAAGTAGAGCAAGGACTATGACCAATGAACCAGTAGCGTGGATTGCAATAGGTGATAACACAAGTGTATTTTTTGATTTAGATTGTGCTTTATCTATTGATGACAACCCAACACCACTCTACACCCATCCAGCAAATAAAAAAGTTAAAGAAAACACCGATTTGTACGAAAAAATGTGTAATTGTACAAAAAAGTTAGACTTAACAGATGAGGAAATAGATGCTGTTTGGTTTAGCTATAAAGGTGATATTAAAGATTTTGCTAGAGCAATACTAAGAAAGGCACAAGAGAAATGAGCAAATGCGAAGTAGTCAATAAACTTGTTTCTCAATGCAATGCACTAGATGAGGCAATCGATGGCTTTAATCCTGTTAAAAAAGAAAAAGGAATCTTTAAATGGGTGTATAGCGACATCAATACATCAAAAGATACTAGGTCTTTTATTGGTGCAAAAACAGGAGTTCACAAGGAAAAAGGATTGATATTCAATTTTTGCCCTTATTGCGGTGTTGAATTAATAAAGGCACAAGAGAAATGACAGGAATAATTCACAACACTCCTAATCTTGTTTGGGTTTCATGTTCAAAATGCGGTCAAAAAGTTACAGATGATTTAGAACATAGTTGTTATTTAATAAAAGAAATGACAGATGAAGAAATAATTGAAACTTACGCAGAGATTGACGGCAGAGGAATTATAGAGTTTGCTAGAGCAATACTAAGAAAGGCACAAGAGAAATGAGAATACCTCCTGTAGTACCTGTTATTCCGCTTGTGCCAACTCACAACAAACAACCTCCAAAGGATAGAAAATGAAACAACTATTATTATTAAGCATTACTTTAGTCGGATTGACTATGTGCCACTATGCACCTGCTCAAACCACTCAAATCATTACGCCAGACGGTAAAATGGTTACTTGCATTCAAAACGGACAGCTAATTACCTGCTTTTAATATGACAACCTTTACATTTGAAGACTACACACCATTTGAACCACCTAGAAAGGCATTAACAGATGAACAAATCGACGTTATCGGATTTAATCTTAACTATCCGTTCTCTATTCGGAAAATTGCTAGGGCCATCGAACTCGCCCACGGAATTGTCCAGGAGAGCAGTATCCAAACCAAGGAGAACACCAGTGAAAACAGTTAAAGTACCTGCAGTAAAAAAGACTAGCGGTAAGGTAGTCAAGGCTAAGTCTAAACAACAGTCACATGATGATTTAAAGACTGAGGGTCAACGTGGATTTATTCTGTCAGACGGAAAGTTTGCAGGGCGTGAAGAGGCTGCAACAGTAGCCAAGAAAGCCAAACAAGTTCCTAAGACAGTAAAGAAACTTCATTCAGAAGACCTGCGGAAGAAAAAGAAATGAAATTTAACAATGTTGAAGGACTGCTTATTGTAATCCTCTGCATTACATCAGTGGTGGATACAGTAGTTAATATCTTAACTTACATTAAAGGGTGATATGGGTGAGGTTATAGACTTTCCAGACGGTACTGTAGGGGATGTCCCAGTAGATGGCGTTCTTGCTGGTGCCAAGTTACTACAGATGGTCTGTATCATGGGCTACGACAAAGATGGTAATGAATACTTTGCTAGTAGCTCTGGTGACATTAAAGAGATTAATTGGCTGTTAGATAGGTATAAAAACTTTTTACAAGGGATTGCAGATGAAGGAATGGAATGAAGTAGAAGCGTTTAAAGATTGGTGGATGGCTGCAGGTTGTCCCATTAGACCTCCGTTTGAACATCCTTTGCATATTACCGATATGGCCTATGCTTTGACTATCTATCGCAAAGGACAGTATCAGATTGAGCTATATATCTGCAAACCTAATACGCAAACTCATGTACACGCCCACCCAGGGATTGAGTCATTGTCCGTTTACTTAACTGGCAATTTATCTTTTGCTAAAGACGGTGCAGAGTTTCCTGACTTATCTCAATTCCAAAAAGAAGGTGCCAATGGTACACATATGTTACTAGGTAAATCTTTAGAGACAGTCAACGGAACTCCTCACGCTCTGAAGGTAAATGAAGAAGGTGGTTCATTCTTGTTGTTTCAAAGATGGTCTAATAAAAAGCCACGCTCTGTAGCAACAGAATACGATGGTGTAACACTTGGTAAAAAACACGACAAACAGATTGAGAATGCAAATGTGGAATAACGTAGAAGAGTTTAGAGATTGGTACATGGCAAGTGGTATGCCACTAAGACCACCATTTAAAAATCCAGTATTTGTTACTGACAATGCAATGTCATTGTGTTTGTTTCGTGAGGGAAGGTTTCAGGTTGAGTTGTATCTAAATGAACCATTTGCCACCTCTCCTCCACATACTCATCCAGGTGTTGAGTCTGCATTTGTCTATTTAGCAGGAAACATTCAGTTTAATCTTGAGGGTAGGGATAACCCTGACGCACAACAATGGCAAAAGCCATCACCTGAAGGCTATCATATGTTGTTTGGCAAAACTGTTAGTTCTCCAGATGGAATTCCACATTGGTTAAAGATTGGGCCTGAAGGGGGAGCATTTCTATCTTTTGAGTATTGGAAAGACCAAGACCCAGTATCGGTTACGGTAAACTGGAATGGGGATTCAGTAGGTAAAGAGCACGACAAGATTTTAAACAAGGGGGATAAAGTGAGCAAGATACAAGATGCCTATGAAGATTGGGCGGAAGAGTGGAAACCAGTAAGCAAGATGCAACACCATCCAAGTAGCTATGAAGGCTTTGAAGCTGGATGGATGGCTGCTATTGAGGTGATGTTAGAACGCCTAGAACTGGCTAAAACATGAACGCAAATGAACTAGCCGACCTATTAGAAGTTGACAGTTGGTACAAGCTGGTAACTAGAGAAGAAATAACCACCATGCTCCGCCAGCAAGAGGTAGAAATTGAAAGGATAACAAGTAAGTATGAAGAAATACTCCATGAGCAACAAGCTGAAATAGAGGCGTTGAAAGCAGGAAAAATTAGGGCTTATGACAATGGTGTTGAAGATGGTAGAAAACCTGATACCAACCCAAAACCAGAAAGGCACAAGAGAAATGATTGAGACTCTAGTCAAACCTGTACCATTAGATAACGATATTGCCGTAATGAAGATATTGCATTTGATGGGGCAGTTAAGTCCAAAGGATATGCAACACGTTTTAACCATTGCAATGCAAGTTTATAAAGTAGTACGTAAGGAGGAGCTTGTTGATTCCAGCTATGCGTAATTCCAAAGCAGGGCACGTAGATTTTGGCTTCTTACGAGGGTTTATACCTAGTAACCCTAAGTTCATGCCATCTAACATTGATATGGTTCTAGAGCGTAGAGGCGTATTTTTGTTTGGGGAGTGGAAGCGTGAAGATGAAGAAATTAGCCAAGGACAAAAGATATTACTGACCAATCTAGCTTGGCACCATACGGTTATAATTATTACGGGATACGTAGACGACAAGCCTCACATTGGGTTAATTCAAAAGATGACCCCAACTGGTAAGTTAACTGTAGTGGGACAAGGTGAAGAGGACTTAATTAACTTTTTACGTGGCTGGTATGTAGAAGTAGAACGAGGTATTTTGTAAATTTAGGAGAAGTGATGATTGATTATTCTGAAATGAAAATGAACATTCAGAAATT